GTCTCATAGTTGGAGTTTTGGCACTACTTCAAATGGATGGCCTACTGTTACCTGTACCCTTGCCCATAAACTTGGTTATTCGGAATCGGTTACGATGTCTGCTCCTCCAGATGTTTCTGGCGGTGGAAGTAAAAACCCCATCCAGCAAATCAAATCAACTCAAACCTATCTTAAGATTGCAACGTTTGAGGCTGTCACTGGACTTGTCAGCCGTGAAGCAAACCTCGATGATGATGGAAACGCTTCTGGAATCAAATATGTTGATGGAAAACAGGTTGCCGCAATCAAAAAGCTGATAAAAGAAAAGTCAGCGGACGAGAAAAAGTTTCTTGTTTTTATGAAAGCGAAAACCATTAAGGATATATCAACATCAGATTACGAGAAAGCGATTGAAGCGTTAGAAGCCAAACAGAAAGTTGAACGAACCCCAGGTCAGGAAGGCTAAATATTTACATACAGCATATGAGGGATGAACGAATGGCTATAGTAGTTGACGACATAACCCAACGCAGTCCAGAATGGTTTGATGCTATCTTGGGCAATCTTGGGGCGAGTGGTATTTCAAAAATAATTACCGATAAGGGTGAACCGTCAAAGCAAGCGGACGACTATAGAAGACAACTCGTTGGGGAAATAATAACTGGGCAGCGAGATGAAACCTTCAAATCAATCCATATGGAACAAGGAATCGAAAGGGAAGATTCCACTAGGGCTTTTTTTGAAATGTTGTATGATGTAGAGGTAAGACAAGTTGGTTTGGTTTATAAGGACGAACAGAAAAAATTCCATTGTAGTCCAGATGGATTGGTGGGTGACAATGCTGGATTCGAGCAAAAGAACCCAATGATGAAAACACAAGTCAAGTATCTTGAAAGTGGAAAATTGCCACAGGAATACTTTTCTCAAGTTCAAATGTCTTTATATACATGTGAAAGGGAGTATTGGTGGTTTATGTCTCGCTATCCCTTGTTCACGCCGGGGCATAAACCACTAGCAACACTAATACTAAAAATAGGTCGGGATGATGAATTTATAGCGAAATTAGAGGTCGTTCTTGAAGCTTTCTGCTATTCATTGTCATCGGCAGTAAAGAAACTGAAGGAGAAATGATATGACACCAATAGAAATTAAAGAAGAAATGAACAGAATTAGCTTAGTTCTTCAAGAAAAGGTTACTCAAATTGTCCCACTTTCCGTAACCATGGCTAATGCCCAACGAGACTACAGAGTAAGGCTTGCGGCGGAAATAATAAAATTACGCGTTTCCGGCGAAAAAGTCAGTCTTTCAGAAATAATAGCTAAGGGTAATATTGATGTTGCAAACCTAAAGGTAGCCCACGTAGTAGCCGAGGCTCATCGGCAGGCTTGTCAAAAAAGTATCGCAGTTAACATGTCCGTGGCTGATACCCTACGCTCACTTTTGAAGGCATCCAAGGACGAAGATATATCAGCAAAGAAGAATTATTATGATTAATCACGACAAGGCAGAGTTATTGATAAAGAGGGGTCTTTCAGACGTGGAAATTTCAGTTGAACTAGGATGCCACTTTCAGTCCATTAAACAAAAAAGGTTGGGGATGGGCATATCAAACTCACGAAGGCTTGACTATGAGACAGTGGATATCTTAGTTTACATCAACGAAAGCGATTCTGAGGTTGCCGAGTTAATGAAGTGTGCTCCGACAACCATAGCTCTCAGAAGAAGAAAACTTGGACTAAAGAAAAGATACGCTGAGTATGCTTCTGGTAGGATTGGTGTTAAGTATTATCCTGACGTGGTTAATGAGATTATAAACAACTTAAAAAATGAATATGAAATTAAGGGGGATTTTGACGAATGGGCGAAAACACACAAGAAAGAGATAGTAACATCCTTGTCCAAAAAACCGTAGATGTGATTCACAAGGCATTTAAAACAGAGCAGACAGTGACCTATTGGGTTAGAACTAAGGGCGGGAAGGTGTCCAAACCTAACGATAAGTTTAAAAGGACAATACCCGAACTTATAGACTTGCACATGATAAAAAAGAAAGATGACAGAATCGTAATTGCCTACTTGCTTTCAGATGAGATTGTTGGAGAAACAGATTACGGCGACCCCGATATATTGATGGTTTACACTCCAAGCGGTAAAAAGGTTTGGATTGCTGATTATATAAACGATAGGTCGGGAGATGAGTATGATTCTGCCATTTCAGACGAAGTAAAGCGGTTATATAGGAAAGTAAAAGACCAAGGGGTTGTAATAGATTCGTTAAGTGGGAAAAAGAACGAAGATGGAGAAGTAGAATGATCTACTTTGACCTTGATGGAGTCATACGTGACCTTGCAGTTGGCGTTTGTGGGTATGTTCCGAATAGCTGGGATGAAGAAATTAATGGGATGGGAATCGTTGAACTTGTAAACAATAGCCTTGAGTTACTAACCACATCACCACCAACAGAATACTACGAAACCATAAGAGAACTTTTTCCGCATCCAAACATAGTTACATTGCAGGCAGAGACCTGGAAAATGCTTACTCTTCAGTGGTTGCATAACCACTTTGACGGTCAATACGTTAGATTTGTGGAAAAATTTAGCCAGAAGTCTGATGTGGTTGGGACGGATTTGATAGTTGATGATTATCCGTTTTTTGATAAACAGTTTTATAAACAGGTTATACTTGTTCGGTATCCATATAACGAAAACGTTAAAGAGGAAGATTGCCATGCTGTGGTAAATTCACCGGAAGAATTACGGGAGGTATTGAAGTGGACATAAAAGAGGTAAAATTGGAAAAACGGAGGCTTGAATTGGAAGTACTGGAAGCCATGGTTAGGTTTGAGCACATTACGGAAACATATGCAGAAAGTGTCCATATCGACAGAGTCTATCCTATCGGGGCAGAATGTGGCGAAATAATAAGTGTAAAGATTGTTTGTGATATTGGAGGTAGGTATTAAATGCGAGGTAAGGTATTAGAAGAGGCAATAAGGGTTATCAACGGAGAACGCCAAGACACATATGGTGCACCAGAAGACTCGTTTACGTTAATAGCTGAATTTTGGACTTCATATATTAAACGAATAAACAGAGACTTGGTTGCTAAGGATATTGCACTGCTAATGGTGTTGTTTAAGCTAGCCAGAGAAATTCATCAAGGAAAGATGGACAATATTATTGACGGGGCTGGCTACCTTGGTATAGCGGGGGACTTATGATGGTTCTAGTTACACCGAAAGAAATAAGCGGTTGGAGTATGAGCCTTGCCCAACTTTTTGGGTCTGGCCCCAAGTTTACAATTACATGCGGAAGTTGCGAAGGAACATTTAAGAAACGAATACCAATGATAGATAGTCCTGGAATTGCTTGTCCATATTGTGGTGCTATTAACAAGCTTCCAGTCGAGGTTAGGCGAGGGGATTTATGACTAAAGACAAAAAACAACTCGAAAAGATATTTGGAAAGATAAACCCCAATAGACCCAAGTGCAACTTTTTGAAGTGTTTTGCAGGTAGTGGGGTTGCTGGTACAGGGAGATGTTTCTTGGGTGGTAATCCTCAAGATGCGAATTGTGATAAGTTCGTTGACGAAAAAGAAGAATTAGAAAAGTGGAGATTGGAGGACGAGAAATGAGTTATAAAGAAATGAGCCTTAAGGAAAGAGCAGAACACTTAGGGATAGCAACCGACTTTCCTACAAGCAGGGCAAGACGTAGGCAAGATTTAAAGATGGCTATTAGGGAAGAACGAAGACGGAAGAAGAGAATCTAAAAACAACAGGGGGACATTATGGATTTTTTAATTATTATCTTTTGCTTTCTTGTTCTCTATTACGCATGGAAGCTGGGAGGATGAAATGAACAGTATTGAAAATATATTTTTGAGGCATCCAGATTGGACGACAAGACAAATCCAAGAAGAAACCGCAAGGCAGGGAAGACGATATTCAAAGCGGCAGATACGTAGAAAGTTGAGTCCATTAAGGAGTGGTAAGTCAAACCCAAGAAATAGACAAGATAGAGAGGAGCAAATATCAAAAGACTTTAGTAGTGATAAGGGAGTTGTTACCACCAAATCGTGGAAAATTACCACCGTTGAAGATGCGCTTGAGAGGGCAGATATAGATATTGAGGAGTGGGAAGTTGAAAGGTATCTGGTCAATTCATGGGAAGTTACCATGGGTGGAGAACCACCGGAAACATACACCAACTGGCAAGTAAAACTGTGGCTAAAAAGAAAAATCCCAAGTATCTTAGAGGTGCGTAAGGATATTCTAATAGAAGAAATGAGCAAGTACTCACCAATTTATACTTATCCATATATTGAAACACCGCTGGAAAGGTTTATGTATGAAATAGACCTGTTCGATATTCATTATGGAAAGAAGGCGTGGGAAGTCGAAACTGGAGAAAATTATGATTGTGATATAGCGGAGAGCAGAAGCCTACATGCCATGGCATATCACCTGAGTCAACTAAACGGAAAGATACCAGAGTTAATACTTCTTCCAATAGGAAATGACTTTCTCCATATAGATACACCGGAAGGAACAACCACAAAGGGGACATCTCAAGATTCAGACGATAGGCTTACAATGCTATTTAGAAATGGGGTTCATCTTTTAGTCCACATGATTGAAATGTGTGCTTCCGTTGCCCCAACAGAGGTTGTTGTGGTTCCAGGAAACCACGACATGATTAGTACTATCAACGTTGCGACTGCACTAGAGGGATGGTTTTATCATAATGATAGGGTTTCTATAGACGACAGCCCAATGGAACGCAAATACAAGAGTTATGGGTCAAACTTAATCGGGTTTGTGCATGGTTCAAGGGACGATCCACCACCAGACAAGTTGCCCCTTATCATGGCAGAAGAAATGAAGGAAGCTTGGAGCACTGCAAAATTTAAGGAGTGGCATACTGGTCATACCCATAAAAAGAAAGAACTGAAATACTTATCAGCAGATTCATTTGGCGGAGTTACTTTTGAGGTAATACCAAGCATAACCGGAACAGATAAATGGCACTATCAAAAAGGGTTTATTGGGACGCTGAAGAGGTCTGTGGCTCAGACTTGGGATTATGAAAGGGGAAAAACAAGCGTAAATTATTGCATAATAAACATGAAAGGGGAAGAGCATGGAAGAACTACTTGTTAGTGTACTTGGTATTGTTGTCGCCATTGCAATTATAGTCGCCATTGCATGGCCTATGATTTCCAAACATTGTGCCATCGGTTCTATCTTGATAGGGATGGACGGAATAGTTGAGCATATTAGGGATAAGGGCTTTCACGCTACTGCATTCTTGACCAAGAAGTGGATGGCAAGTGGAGACATTCCGATTCGCCATGAGCTAGACCGCTATTTCACCACCAGCCTTGCTATTAACAAATGGTTGCACAAAAACCGCAAGAATCTCGAAAAGTTGTAATCATTTAATTCCCAGATAAACAAAAAAATACCCCATTTCAAGTGTATCTGAAGTGGGGTATTTTAGTTAATTAACTACATGCGTAAACCGCTATGGCTACAAAAAATATGGCAATGGTCATTTTATCACCTCCTTTCTTATAGTAACATTTCTTTTGTGGTTGTCCCAGTTTCACATCCACTACAGTTATCGTGGTGGCTTCCACTGTAGTCCAAGCACTCCGCCCTAGTTATTAGCCTGTCATTGTAGGGACACTTAACCATATCAAGCTCTTTGTCTCCTAACCCAAGATCTATAGCCGTAGTACCATCCATGATATTCATTTTATCTAAATTAGCAAGCGTCCTCTTATTTTTGGATGCAACAGCGAAGGCAGATACAACTGCATTGACTAACTTTATTTGTCCCTCGAATTCTCGTTGTGCCGATGCGAGTTTCTCAATTACAAAATCACCCTTCATAATCTTCTTCATTCGTGAGTTACTTTCTTTAAACATTGCTGTAATTTGATTCATTTTCATCCCTCCATTTTTTGAATTCTCTAAGTGTTCGTTTCATAGATATTTGTGCTCTTTTTAGATTCATTGATTCTGTGGTTGATTTTATGCCAGCACTTTTTAACATTGTTTTTACATATGAATCGCCAAGTGTTTCTATTGTTTTCTTTTGGTCAACCCTTACTTTTTCTATATTTTTTTGCTTCCAAAGCATAGATCTTTTTGATTCTTCTCCTCTATCTGGTGGATGTTCTAGTCTGTATTTTTTGCCATAAGCTGACATTTTAGCAAAATTTTCTTTATAGTATTTTTTGCGATATGCTATAACTTTGTCGAGATTTTTTTGTTCCCACCTCCTTTGTTTTGTATCTCTTGGTTCTCTTATCCCTATGCCCACAACATGTTTCCTCCTTTCTGTTTATATTATATTTAATGGTTTCACGATATTTTACTTAGCCCATCAACTCCGATTAGGATTTCTTCAGATAGAATGTCAACAAGGGCAACTGGTTTTGCATCGCTAAAGTCTGGATGTTTACCAATATTAACAACCCTACCTAATTTTCCCTGTATTTCTCTTGTACCATCTACACATTTGTATCTTTTTGCTCCAAGTATATCCGCAAGCTCTCGATATGTAGTATAAAGCTTTCCGTCTTGTGTAACTTTAACGATGTCACCAACCATAATTTCTTCTTCAAACGGTATTCCATTCTTCTCAAGCCACCATTCCCAGCACACATCATCAAAAACTTTAACTATTCTATCCCTAATAACAATTTTCTCTTCTTCTTCAAATGGTATTCCCTTTTCCAAGAGCCACGATTCCCAGCATGGATGTTTTTCTCTTGCGAACCGCATCACGTCTTCCACAGTTACTTCTTCGTAGAATCCAAATCTCCTAACGTAGATATCGAAATCCCCTTCTGGAGGATCTAGAGTTAATATAAATTTACCCGAAAGGGACTTGACCCGTGAAGTTGGAAGTTCTGAAATGTATTCGATCGAGGTATTTGGGTAATTGGATGCGCTTAATGTAAACTTTTCTTTGTTAGCCAAGTGGATTACCCAATCAATATCTTTGTTACCATTTGTGATTTTACCGTTTTTGTGTGCTAAATACCGTCCCATGGGATTTTTCCAAATTCCATTTGAAGGATATATCGGTGCTATCCACTTGAATTGATACGGTAAGTTTATCGCTGAACCACAAGTCTCTAGTTTTAGTGCTTTCTCCTTTGTGTCGCAAAGCTTCGTTTTTTCTTCACCCCTGCAAACGAAAAAATGACCACCCATTGTTTCGTATAATCCGTCTTTCATTTCCCCTCTCCTCTCATCCTATTATTTTTTGCTCATATTCCATTAGTTCTGGATCGTAATCTGACTTAAAAAGAAACGTAGCTCCCACTTTTTGTAATACTTCAAGAGCATTACCTAAAGCAATCTTGTTCGTACTCTCCTTCTTTTTTAATGCTCTTTTAGCTTGCCGTATAGCGAGTTCTCTTCCAATTATTTTACATGGATTATCTTGAAAACTACATATTGAAATCCCTCTTGCAACATTACCTTCTTCGTCTTCCCCTAGACACACAGTAACTCTCGGATGCCTATTCTCGTCTCTGTAGTAGTGAATGCTCCGTGTCCAAAGGGCACGGCTTCTAAGCTAGGCCAGAGGCTGAGCTAAAGACTCCATTCCGAGTCTCAAAATATTGATTGACGCATTAACATCACGATCAATTCGGAGGTCGCAAGAGGGACAATGGTAGATACGATCAGACAGTTTAAGCTTATGCCTGTTGCCACATCTCGAACAATTTTGAGATGTGTATGCAGGGTTGACTTGGATGCAACGAGTACCGGCCCATTCTGCCTTGTAACTCAAACATTCAAGAAACTTACGCCAAGCTGCGTCTCCAATACTTTTGTTTATACACCTGAAGTTATCCTTCTGCATATCGTTGATAGACAAATCCTCAACGGCAATCGTGTTAAACCTATTCACGAGCTTACGAGATTCCTGATGGGTAAAGTTATGTCGCTTGTTTGCTATTCGTTCGTGAACGTAAGCAACGGACTTCTTGGCCCTACGTCTTTTAACGGAACCTTTGGCCTGTTTCGCCAGCCTTCGTTGTGCTTTAGCAAGTACCTTTTCTTCCTTTCTGAAGAACCTCGGATTGGCAAATTGTTCACCATTAGACAACGTTGCGAAGTGCATAAGTCCCATGTCAATACCAATAGATGGTTCAATCGGCTGTTCAATAGGCGTGTGTTCGATTACACAAGTGAAGGTAACAAACCATTTGCCAGTTAGTGTGCGTCTGACAGTACAGGTTTTGGTTGCACCTTCGATTGGTCTGTGAAGTTTGATCTTGATACCACCTATCTTAGAAAGTTGAACTACATTCTTTAGAACCTTGAAACCGCTTTGTGGATAGGTAAAGGAATCATATCTGTCAGACCCACGGAATCTCGGATATCCCGGTTTATCACCGTGTTTTACTCTACGAAAGAAGGATTGAAATGCGAGGTCGAGTCGCAAACCAACGTTCTGAAGGACTTGGCTGTGAATATCATCAAGAAACGGTTCGTCAATTTTAAGTTGTTTAAGGGTGTTGAGTTGGTCGAAGCGAGAAAGGCTTTTTTGCTCAGATTCCCAACTATCCTTGCGCTGCTCAAGAAGGTGGTTATACAACCACCGACATCCGTCAAGCGTTTGCTCAAGGGTTGTAGTCTGTTTGTGAGAAGGGAAAATTCTGTATTTAAAAGTTTTTTTCATAGTGTTTATCTTGGTGACCATTCTTATATAAAGTATAAATTAACCGGCGTAATTTGTCAATGCTTAATGCATACATAGGCAGACACTTTACGGCAGAGCCAATGTTGTTAATCTTGCTCAGAGGACAAAGGTTTTCTAGAGGTTAATAAAATCTTTTCTTCATTTTTCTATCTCCTTTCGTTGTTTTTATTTAATACCTGAATTGCTTTGCCGTAACTACCCCTATGGTAGTGTCCAAGAAATTCATCTACGGCATATTGGCTGTCGATGTAATAGGTGTACGGCTTCTTGCCAACTGTTATTAGAATTTCGTGCAACCCATCCTTCTTAATTGAAATTAAGGTCATGTCTTTCATTTGATACCTCAGTATAATCCCTTCCTTCGGTTTGGTAAATCTTTTTAATCGCATCGTGAATGATAGCCTCTTTCTGAAGCTTGATTAGGAACGCCGTTTCTTTTTCTGGATCGAAGTTTTTCATTCTCTCACTCCTTCCTGTAGTAAGGCTAATTTTGCCCTTATTAACTCTTGCCCCTTGTCTGTATGCAAAAACTCTTGCAACGCTTCTTTGGTAATTTTTACGTCATTTGCTGTTAGCCACCTATGGATGTCGCCAACAAACTTTCCAGTATGGTTTATGGTTCTCTTGGTTCTCTCCCCTGATTGTGATTCGTTCTTCACGCTGTAAAAGAGGTTTGTTATCTGCCTCCA